TCATTATCTTCATCGTCACTATTATCGTCACATTCGTCACATTTCCAACCTTCATTCAACATTTCTTCGTCTCTATCTTGACAACAATCACAACAGTATGTTAAATCATCTGGATATTTTTGATATTTATCCGGTTTGGTTAAAATATGTAGATTCTCTCTATGACAATTAATATATCTATTACATCCTTCGCAAATTTCAATGATACAACATTTTTCTGGCGTACAATCATATTCTTTATTATTATTGTTAACTTTATATTCTGTATTACATTTTTCGCAAATTAAATCATTTTTAGAAGTATTGTCAGTCATTTTATATTATTTTTATATATATTTTATATAAATAATAAATCAATTTTTATATAAAAATTGATTTATTATTTATATTTTATATAAATACATACATGAATATAATAAAATATGTCTAATAATGATATGATCAACAATACTTCATATGTAGTTATGAAGATTGAAAATGAAAATTTAGTAAGTACATATAATAATAAAATGACAAATTGTACAGAAGAAATTCGGAATACATATTTTCCAGAATATCGTTTACATATGACTGATATATTTGATGAATTATTATATGTTACAAATACAACATGCTGTGATAATGAAAATTGTGAACGAGAAATAGATAAGAATAATGCTATTTATCAAAAAATATCGTGGTTAGATTGTCATTTTTGTAGTGAACCTTGTCAAAATTATGGCAATTGGAGTATTCGATACGATATAAGAAAAAAAAAATAGAAAAACCAATATATTATTATTAATATAATTTAACAAATATACAAATTAAATTAACAAATATTTATGAATCTATTTTTTTCAAAACCAGAGTGAGTTATATCTTGTTTAAAATCCTCCAGGGAATTTAACGAGATTGGCACCAATACCGAAACCAGCACCAGAACGTGCACCAACTGCTAAACTAGGGACATAAGTATCAAGGATACTGAATGTAGCAGCAGCAGTTAAAGCAATGAGTGCGACCTCATCTAAATTCATACCCTTCTTGGGGATAGCATATGCAGCAATGGCAACCATTAAACCTTCAACAAGGTATTTAATAGCTCTCTTGACTAGTTCACCTAAATCTAACATATCACCTAACATTATATAAATTGAAAAGAAAAAAATATAATGGATTCAATATTATTAACAAAAATGTTTTGTAAGATTACGAGATAATATTGTTTCTTATTAAAAATACTTAAATAATAAGCCCATTACTTAGTTATAATGAGTTTTTCTAAACCTATTGAACATACAAATACATTAGATGGCGTTACTTTAAAGACTCTTCCAGATGGAAGTGATAATGCTAAATATATTGATTTATTGGACGAAGATAAGTCTATTGCAGGCCAAAAATTCGCATGTCTATCTTTTATTTCACCTGAACAAATTATTAAGCAAAAACAATTATTTTTATTTGAGAATTTTATCAAAATGTGGGATGTTAGTAAGTCATTGGATAAATTCACTCAATTTTTAAATTTCGTATCTTACAAATATCATCTTGATTTTGATAAAATTACAGAGGATTTCAAAGAATTTTCTAAAGACGAGAAGGAGAAATTATTAACGTCTACAGTCGAAGATGATTATAAGAACTTTTTAGATGAGCATGAAGACCGTCTTGAGAAGGAGTTTGGCGAGAAACATTCATTCCAAACATCTGTGCGTGGAATCAAGGTTCGTGGCGTATTTCCTACACAACCTGAAGCAGAACTTAGATGTAAGATGCTAAGACAAAATGACCCTAATCATGATGTATATGTTGGTCCTGTTGGCATTTGGGTTCCATTTCATCCCGATGCATACAAGACTGGTCGTGTTGAGTATATGGAGGAAACATTGAATGAATTGATGAGTGAGAAGAAAAAGAACGAAGACAAGGCTAAGGACGAGTTTGATGCTCGCGTAAAGGAGACCAAGGAAAAAGCAATTGAGGAAAATAAGAAAAAGGCTGCTGAATCTGGTAACAAATTGACACAAACCATTAATAAAGATGGTGCTCTGGTTTCTGTAGCCAATATGAATACTCAAGAGACAACTATGGGTGAAAATGTTACGATTGAAGATATCAAGAGTGAATTATTTGAGGGTGAAAATGTTGTAACAAGTGATAAGAATGATCGCGGTCTTTCCAACTTAATTGGAAAGTAAATGAGTGAACATAAAATCAGTAAATTCCAAATAAATAATAATATATTTAATATATTATTATTGCTATAGTATTATTGCTATTACATTACATTACATTACATTACACAGGATCATCCCAATTATTTAAATCGTCATCAGGCAATTCTATTGCACTAGTAAAATCAGTCGTAATACCAGCTTTTTTTATGGTATCCTCTAATATATTATGGTCTTGTAAAGCAGTAAATAATTGTTTACGATTACTTAAAACTAACTTACGGTCTGTAATATAATTTTTATTTCTCGCCTTGGAATCCATAATGGATTCATATTCGGTTGTCAGTCCTTGTTTGGTTTCAATAATAGTGAGATATTCATCATCCATGGATGCCTTTATTTGTTTCCATTCTTCTAATTTTTCTTTGACATTTTGGTGTTCCCACAATTCCACCTTAGTGCGTGGGCCTAATATGTCCATTCTAAATTCTATTTTATTATGTAAAGTGGCGTATTTTTCACGTAAATTGTGAATCCTTTCTTTCTGTTCGTCTAATTTAAAATACTTTGAAACAGACAATATAAGACTAATGTACGTTGAAATACCAATACCGGATACAGATACAATAGATTCATCTGTGCCGAAATAATTTTTGGTTGATTGAAAAAAACCAGACAGAGTTGAGAAAGCAATGACGGATATTTGAATACAATTAATATATGTTACTAGTTCACTGTATTTTATATCCAATAACCGTTTTGTTGATTTACACTCTTTCAAAATATACAAATTATTGTTTATAAGAGCGTGTAATTCATTTTGGAATATAATGAATTCTCTCGTCCCTTTATAACTATCTCTATCGTCATTCGCATTATTTTCATCTACATAAGATGAAATCGGTGGTTTTGATGATTTATTATTGGATAGTTTATTGGTGTTACTAGTAATATCATTTGTACCCTTTTTACCAGTATCAATACTGGATTTCTTGTTATTGTCTGTAGTTTTATTTGTTTTCGCCTCTATAATTTCTAAATCTATATTTGTTTTTCCATCATTTATATTTTTTGACATTTCGTCCATATTGTTTTTTGTATTTTTATTCATTATATAATAATAATACAAAAAAAATAATCTTATTTATCTACACCATCATGGAAATTTACCATTTGTTTTTTTTCACATGTATCTTAGGTCCAGCACCCTTCTTTTGTACACTATTTGGGTCATAGATTTCATCTTCATCATCACTGCCAATATCTTTGGACAATTCCCAAAATTCTTTTGAACCTAATTTGAAATTGCCGTGATTTTGTGCTTTGTACCAGAAAATTTGGTCTTGAAGTTTATTTGACTTGGCATTATTGTTAATAACAAGACACTCAAAATTTTCAGTACATTGGTCCATTACTTGACAAAATGATTCAAATGTTGGAAACATGCCCGCATAATTTTCCCATATACGTTTTCTGTTTGCGATATAAGGTTCCCTTAATATAAACACGTAATCAATATTGGTTCTTAAATTTGGTGGAATACCTAGCGGGTATTGCATAGTAATAATTAACATGATTTTCCAATGTCTGCCATTCATGAATAACAGTCTCATCAGTTTGTCCTTGGTCCATTTGTTATCATATAAACAATCATCTAGAATGACAAATGCTCTAGGGTCAATATTGGTCCTCTTATATGCCTCCATTTCCTTTTTAATCTGCTTTAAAACCGTCTTTTGTCTCTTTAATATATTTTCAATAATGGCTGACTGATATTCATCATGAATAAACAATTTAGGCACGTGTTCGGCAAAAAAACCATTTCCTGCCTCGGTTCCAGATATCACTGTTCCGATTGGGATATCTTGATGATGATACAGTAAATCGCGAACTAAAAAACTTTTACCAGTGTCTCTTCTACCGATTAACACAACAACTGGACCCTTATTTTCATCAGGACGAAAACTAATATTTTTCATATCGAATTTTTTCATATCGAGCGACATGCTTTAACTTCTAAAAAGAAAAAAAATGTAAAATGATTACGAAAAAATAAGTTTAAATGACTTATTATATTTACTATTAGAATAATAAAGAATGGACGATTCTTTATATTACCGGAAAACCAAAAATGAAGAGTTGTTTAAAGCTTTAGAAAACTCTCATTTAGGATTAGACAGTTTACAAAATTATGTTCCGTTGTATGAAAAGTTTTTTTCCCTCAACAATAATAATTTCAACAGTATTAATTTAAATCAAAAATACTATCTTCATAATTTGAAAGAAGAAATAAATCAAAATACAATAGTGGCAACCGTAGCCGATAACTCCAATAATATTTTCAAAAAGGATGTTTTTTGTAAGTTTTCGCCATTACTCGACCCATTAAAGTATTTAACAGGGAAATACGATATATCCTCGAATGATATGATTCCATTGCCTCAATACAATAAACAGACTCTTTTTCCTAAACTACATGATAAAAATAATACAGCATACATTGATTCTTTTTTTACCTATATATCTAGTCAATTGTTACATAAGTATGATTTTTTAAATAGTATTGACTATTATGGTTCATTTTTATGTAAACAACAGAAATTTCAGTATAATATTTCTGAAGACATCGACTATTTGAATGAGAGCGATTTTTTTCATAAAAACAAGGATGAATACTATTCAATAGAAAACGAAAATTATAATACCATATTCAATTTCAACTCCCGAACCAACAAAAGGAAAATAGTTATAAATGGTAAGTTAGATGAATTAATAGTGGATATTTTTAGTAAGGACGATTTCTCTCTATTCACCGCGGATGAAACAAAGGATTCGTCTCACAGTAACAGTGTACGTGTTGTAGATTTAAGTGAAGTGTGTATATATGATCAACCATTGAAAAAGTCTAGTTCTTCTGGTTCTGTTTCTTCAGCATCGACCTATAGTTCCAAGTCATCAAATACATCTATCGATGAATTATCATATAATGGGGATAGTGGTAGTGACAGTGACAATGAAAGTGATAATAGTAGCACTAGTTCTAGCAGTTGCGATGAGGAAGATATTTTTTGCTCGCTTTTCAATTTCCCGGTTCAAATGATTACTATGGAAAAATGTGAAAATACATTGGATTATTTAATGGAAAATGATATGTTAGACAATAAAGAATGGACATCATGTCTATTTCAAATTATTATCAGTTTGACGTTATTTCAAAAAAGCCTTTCGTTTACCCACAATGATTTACATACAAACAACATCATGTATGTTCCTACTGATAAGAAATTCTTATACTATTCGGTAAACAATATCACTTATAAGGTACCTACGTATGGTAAGATATACAAATTAATCGATTTTGGTAGATCCATTTATAAATTTAACGGACAAATAATGTGCAGTGATAGTTTTCATCCCAAGGGCGATGCAGCATCTCAATATAATTGTGAACCCTATATGGATAATAACAAGCCAAGATTAGATCCTAATCCTAGTTTTGATTTATGTAGACTAGCTTGTTGTTTATATGATCATTTTGTAGAAGACATATTTGATGCTGAATTGGTATTCAAGGAGAACAAACTAGCAAAGATGATTGCGTCATGGTTGATGGATGATAAAGACAGAAATATTCTATATAAAAATAGCGGCGAAGAGAGATATCCTGAATTTAAATTATATAAAATGATAGCTAGAACAATTCATAATGCGATACCTCAACAACAATTGGACAACATTGTATTTAAAGAATACATTGTAAGTAAGAAAAAACTCAATAAAAACGCCAAGATAATGAACTTGGACAAAGTTCCCAATCTACAATAGAAATATATAGAATTTAGACCATTTGAAAACAACATTTTATATTATTGATAATTGTAATAAAATAAAATAAAATAAAATAAAATAAAATAA